ATCATACAGGGCATCAATTTGAGTTTTTATCTGTGTGCATGTCAAAGCACCACTCAAAGGTGTTCCAGCACCAGACAGATCAAACCTACCTAATGTTGAAATGCCAGGACCACTTCCATCCGTTTTTAGTCCTGTGGCAGATCCGGAACTATTTTTAAAAACAACAGATTCTGCATCATTCTCATATCCAAAACCTGCATAGTGTGTGGTCACTCCACTTAAAGAGATTGTTGTATCAGGTTCAAATGGATTTACTGTTGTGTAATCAACATTAGGACCTGCCATCTTGGTGTAGATATGAACAGTTTCTGTTTCCTCTTTCATATTGATGCAGGTAAATCCACCACCAACTTGAGTAGAAGTGCAATTAATGTGAGTTCCAGCCTGAGCAGAGAGTGTGATGATTTCTCTCTTCTTATCATCAATCTGACTCAGAATGCCGATAAACTCATTGTCTATTACAGCACAAAATTCCTGAAGAATCCTTGCCTCATCTTCGATTTCTTTTTCTCGCTCACCAACAACTCCACCATCTTTTAAATTAGTATCAACGGTCTCTTTGTTTTCAGTCCAAGTCCCGTCAGAATTCTCGGTGACAGTTATTTTTTCAGTGGTTTTTGGTGCAGTGTATTCTGATTGATTATCATATACACCCTTGAGTTGATCCTGATCTTTGTTCAGGATCTCAAGTGTCCTATTCTTTAAATTTTCATCCATGAGATTCTAATTCAGTAATTCTAGTTTTCAATTCTTCAATCTGTTTTTGTTGTTCTTTGACTGCTCCAATCAACATGGTAGTCAATTTGGGATAGTTGACACCTTTCCAGTCTTTGCCCTTAAGTTCTCCCTCCGTCATAACTTCGGGAATGATGTCTTCAACTTCCTGTGCAATTAGACCAATCTGTTTTCCTTCTCCGTGAGCTTTTAAAAATGAAGATGTAACAAGTTCTTTTTTCCACTTATAATATACAGGATTTAATTGTAACACCTTTGTCAAGGATGTAGAACTGGAAATGGGTTCAATATCCTTTTTCAATCTTCCATCCGAATGAGAATTAATGTGAGCTATTACCAATGCAAAAGGAGTGCCCATAATCGACCAGTTTCCAAATAAACTTCCAGCAGCAGATACATGTGTTTCTACTGGTGCTACAGTGGTGTCTGCCGGATTTATTGCAACTTCTTTACCGGTTATCTTATTGAAAAAGGCACTATACGTTGCTTTAATTGCTCCGAGTGATATATCAGCACCAATCTTTACATCAACACCAAGTTGATTTCTAACACCAGTTTCAACACCAAGACCCAAAAAATTCCATGATAGTGGAGTAGGAATAGCACCAACAGAAGGACCAGAGACTAAAGATGCACTGTATGGAATGGTGCTAGATCCTTGTCCAAAATGTCCCTTATATGCAGATAAGACACCACCACCGGGTTCTGTGAATGCCTTTGGAAACAGAATACCACCACCTGTATAGGTGTTAAAGACATCTAAGTGATTTACTTCCAGATAATCAAATGCCATTTCTATTCCTTATCCACAAGTTTTTCTAACAGTATCTATAAAACCACCAAGAACATCACCTTGTAATATTTTACTTACCACATTAAGAGGAGATTTTTTCTCAACTCCAGCACAGAACATATTGAGAAATCCTTGTGCATTCAGAGTAATAGAATCAGATGATAACATGCATAATTTAGAACCGCTTATGGTTATTTGCTCTCCGGCAGTCATTGTTATGTGATCATTTGCTTTCAGTAAGAATGATCCATCCTCACCATCACCTATACACTCAGCATAAATGTTTTTTGCTTTGAATTTTATATTTCCATTTTCAGCAATAATACAGATGTCACCATTTCTTGCGGTAATAATTTTTGCAATTGCTTCTTTTGATGCTTCTTGCTGTCCACCCTGAGCTAGGTTGACTCCACAAACTTCTTCGGATTTCCCCGGATTAATCTCTGCTTTATTTCCGTTCTTATTGTATAGTTGAGTGTGTCCACCATCTAAGGATAAAACCATAGCAGTGTTATCATCTTTATCCTTCGGTGCAATAGGACCAAAGAATAAAATTCCATGAGGATTATCTGTTACAATATGTTCTGGTTGAAATGTCATAATATTTTAATTCTAGTAACCGCCATATCCTCCGCCGCCAGGAGATGGTGAGGGAGTAGGAGAAGGACTTGGTGCAGGAGAGGGAGCAGGAGAAGGACTTGGTGCAGGTGCAGGGGAAGGAGTGGGTCTAGGAGTAGGAGTAGGAGTAGGAGTGGGTGCGGGAGTAGGCGTTGGTGTAGTAGACGTAGTAGTGCTTGAGGACTCTATGGGTGTTCTCGTTCTATTTAAACTATCTTGAGCAGTATCATAGATTGTGTCATGATATCCTTTAATGTGAACAGCACCGACCATTTTAACACCCGTGGATGGATGAACATGGAAAGGACCAGAGTATGGTTGACCATTGACATATCCAACTACAGGAG